AATATTTAATTCTGATAATATTTCTTTGTCTATTAAATCTTTAGTGGTAGTAACTTTATATGTTTTGCCAAACAGTCCTTCAATTATCAATCTATGAACTTGCAAGCCATCTAAAGTACCTGTTGTCCCTATCCTGTAGGGGCAATGTTTTAATTTTGTCATTATCTTGACAAGCGAGTTGCTTTTATACTGATGGCATTCATCTCCAAATACGACTGAGAAGGAATCGAACCACTCTTTTGGTTCTCGAAAAACGCTTTGCCATGTTGTCACCACGACTCGTTTTGCAGTTTCTTTGCTTCTTCCTGAATGTATACCATGACAATGCAGAGATGCTTTCCATGGTGTTCCTCCAGAATACTCCGAGAAATCCGAGATCATTTGTTGAACTAGTCCAGTGGTGGGGACAATGATTAAAATCTTCTTTTCTGGAGGTATAACTTTCAGATAATATCTCAGCAGCCCGTATATGATCATGCTCTTTCCAGAACCTGTCGGGGACAACAGTAGACATCTTTTTTGCTCTAATGCGTGCTTTATGGCGTTTACTTGGTAGGAGTGGAGCTTTACGGGATTTCCTGAAAGTCGTGGATCTAAATGGTTTTCTATAAATTGACATAGTATTTCCCTGTCTATGGTGGAAGTTTTTTCTTCAAATCCTGATATTTCATAATTTCTATCAGCTGCAAATTTTTTAACATAGTCCAAAAGACCACGATATATTAAATGATTGTGAAATCCAAATAATCTTATTTTGCCATCCCAAAATTTATTTCTGTAGGCGGGCATGTATTTATGATTGGGAACGTCAAATGTAAAATATTGGCTTAGCTCTTTTGCTATGCCTTTTTCTGTCTCAAGACGAATGAATACGGTGTCTATTTCCGTAACATTTATCTTTTCACTGTCCATTTGTGAACTTCATCCAGTCTATTGCAGATCGAATAGACCATTGCCTATTTGATATTATTTTGACAATATCTTCAACATAATTAATTATTCGGGTTATTTCATTTAATTTATTTTGAAGTTCGATTAATTCTATATCAGCGTATAATATACGATCCACATCAGTGCGTAAAATATTTAAATCAAAAGGCTCCCACCCCAGTTCTTTTTGCTGCTCTTCTGACATCTTTCCGGTGTAATACAGCCACTTGTTTTTCTCAAGTATCTTGTATTCGTTCTCTGTTTTGTCCTTCTTGTTTTTAAGCCTCATTAACAGCATTAGATACTTATTATGAAGCTGGGGTGTACGAAGAGACTCCGCAGCCAAGTCAGACTCATCGATCTTTAAATCGCTTTCAATCGCTTTGAAATCCAATTCCATTATTATACCTCATATATCAATAAGTTCAAAATGAGAATATGCAAAATTCACGCTGGTTACGATCGGTTCAGTTGTGGTGGAAGTTACGGCAAAATTTACTGATCCAAGTGTGATTGGAAATAAATTATAAAACATAATTTTCATAATTGGTTTATATGTACTATTTGTTATCAATAAAGAACCATTTGAAAATTTATCTTTATGTTTTATTGCATCCTTAAAATCTTCCATATTTCCAAGAGATCGTACCCAATTATAGATTTCCTTCCAGCTTTTCATTTCATTATCTAAAAGGAAAGATACCTGTAGATCATCGAAAATAAAACTTGTAGTTGGTATCTTAGGAAATGTACTGAAAATTGCTGGTTGGTTTATAGCCCTTGAGGTAAGCATGGGTATATTTGCAGATTGTACATAATATCTGAAAGTTGGAATTTTATCAATATCAAAAACAAAAAAATTATTTACCAGATAATTGGTATTTTCTGGTGCATTACCACGAACTGAATTAGGATTACAATCTGTCATATTAGTATTTATGAAAACAAACAGGGGGCATTTCTGCCCCCTGTTTGGTCTAAGTTAGTTACTAGCTATCAGAAGTTCATACCAGTCACACCCATACCGTGGAGGTTTTCTACACGGAAGAGACGGTAATATTGGTTCTTACCGACTCCATCAGGAACACGGATATTTGTATTCTCAGCGAAGGGGTTGGCGACCATGCCGTAGCGGGTCTTGAAGCCAATCTTCGGTTGGAAGGTGTCTTGTCCAACTGAGCGGAACATTTGTAGCGGGACATAGGGGCAGTAGAACAAGCCTGCGTCGTAGGCGATTTGTCCCTTATATCCAACGACAGCGAAGTTAACGCCGGTTGGAGCGTAGGGATCGATGAAGACGCGGAACTTGCCGTTAAGAACGCCTGCGAACACATTACCGGTATCGTCAACTTCGAGATTGACATTGAGTGCCGGTGAGATGTTGAGGTATCCACCCATGGCGAGTGCTGAAGCAACATCGCTTGAGCAGATTACGAAGTTACCCTTGCCACGGCGAGTTTCCTTGGCGATGGTGTTTGCTTCGCGTTCGATTTGGAACATGAGACCACGGAAGCGTTCTGCTGACCAACGACCGTCTGAGTCGAATACTAAGTCATAAGTACCAGAGGTCTTGAGATCTCCTTGACGGCATCCTTGTTTAGCGTTACGATAAACGGTTCCAAGAATTTCACGATTTATTTCGTGGAGAATTTCTTGGGAAAGAATGTTGGCAAGTTCAGTTTCTGCGTCGAGACCGTGAACAGCCTTGAGATCTTGAGCAAGTTCAGTGGTGTATTCAGCCTTTAGAGCACGGCTACGAGCTTCGACAGCGAGGCGTTCAATGGTGAATGACATCTCTTGGAATGGCCTATTCGCGTTTCCAAGTTGTTCTGCTTCATTGGTAAGCATTCCACGGAAAGATTCGAAGAAAGTTGCACCTATACCGAAGTTACCAGCACTCGTACCACAAAGACCACGCCAGAAGAATGGGTCTTTGTTAGCTGCTTCAATATTTCCTGCAGAGAATCCACCAGCATCAACTGTCCAGGTATTTCCTCTACCTGAGAATGCAGACAGTGGTTGTTGGAAGAGAGCTTCACGGAAATTCGGATCACTTTGAATACCGTCTGCATCGAATGCAGTACCGGTCTTGTATTGATCTTGAGTGCCGTAACGAGAACGCATTGCGAAGATAAGACCGGTGGGAGCAGTCATTGGCTGAACGCCGGTGATATCGTAAGCAATCAAATTAGGCATTGCACGACGAACGAGGCTGATGAGCACGGGGCTATAACCAGCGAGAGCGTTGTTTGCTGAGCCAACTTGTGGGTTGAGGAATGCTCCACCCATTTCGTTGCCGTATTCGGTGAGGAATTGTTCACGCATTGCTTTTTCTTGGTTCTCAAGAAGAACAGCAGTGCACTTCTTTCGGTGAGAATCACCGATTGCGGGAAGAGCTTCGTGATTTAGAAGCGGTTCCCATTTTTCGACTAAAGTGTCGTATGGGGTAGTATTTGCAAAGTCCATTTATTTTCTCCTTATTGAATTGTTAAACTTATTTCTTTGCTTGTCTATTGAGTGCGGACATATAAACGCTCATGCTATCGCTAGCAGGTGCGGCTATTGTTTTATCGGTAGTCTCTTCGAACGATTCGAAGAGCGGTTTGATTCTGTTTGAGCTCATTTGCTTGACATAGGTTTCTTTGAGAACATTCAGTTTTTCAGTGTATTGTTCAACTGAATTATATTCAAGACCTTCTGTAAGCGAAGCAAGTTTTTCGATTTGAGTATCAGTCAATCCATCAGTGCTTTCGAGGAAAGTCATGTTGCATTGATATTCGAGAAGTTGCTTGTTGAGTTCGATTGATTCGTTGATCTTTTCATTGAGCTGGGCTTCCAGTTCATCAGTTCTCTCTTGTAGGCTATCGAGAAGATCATTTTTTCCTTCTGGGATTTGAACATAGTGAGTCTCGAAAAGTTCCTTGAGTCCAGTGAGGAATGATTCAGCGACATCAACTTTGATGCCTTCTTCAAGAGTAAGTTTGTTCTCATCCATCCACTCTTCGATGACATAATTTAGATAGTCATCTAGTTTTTCGGTTAGTTGAGAAGTAACTTTTTGAATTTCTTCTTCAAGGATACTGTTAGCTTCTGTGGTCAGAGCCTCAGTAATTTGAGTGACTTTCTCATTCACGGCAGCTTCAAAGACTATTTTCATCTTTTCTTTGAATTGTTCGCTGAGATTTTCACCATCAAAAATTGCATCAAAGTCAAATGACTCTGATTCATAAGCAGCCGTTGTGGGAGCAGAAGCAGGTTGTTGAGCCATTTGTCCTTCTTTCTTTTTAGGAGCATTGACTTGTTGAGTCGGTGCTGGTCTTGAATTAGGAGAAAGAGATTGCATGTTTCCAGCAGCCATT